ACACTACACTATACTGATAAGAGTGGTAAGAAGTCTGAAGGGTTAGGAAAAGAGAAGGCAGGTAAACACCCTCAAGGATATGGTGAAACTGGTGAAAAACGCCAGAGAGGTGATAAGTTAAAGGATAAAAAGAAAGATAGGAGTATGCATTACGCATGAAGACATTTCATCAGTTTGTTGAACAAGCAAGGAATGTAAGAGTTCCATTACATCCATTTTATACAGTACCTTCAAATAATAAAGGAAATACTTTTAGATTGTTGAAGAAAGATATTCCACCTATATGGGACGATCCTTTAGCTAAAAACATGAAAAAGAAATTTGGTAAGGATGATTCAATCCCTACAAAATCTATAACTGACCCCAATGTTAGGGATAAGAATACTGACAATACAAATCCTATTAAAAAAATAAAAGTATGATACCAGTTGAAGGACATAAAAATCTGTTTCGTGATCCAGAAACAGGTGCGATTTTAGATCATGATACTAATGCATATTCTCAACATATTTCCAAAAGAAATAGAAAACTTGATGAGAAAGCAGAACTAGATGCGATGAAAAAAGATATTGATGAGATCAAATCTTTATTGCAACAGTTAGTTAATCATAAAATATAAATAATAGATAGATTCTTGAATTGCTTACATAAATGGCAGAAATTAAGGTCAGAGTAGGGCAACAAAATGCTGTAAAAGTTATTTCTTCACTTGCTGGAGCCCAAGGTCTTTCCTTAGCTGAACTCAGCGATGTTAATGCCTCGAACTTACTCAATGGAATGGTCTTAGTCTATAATGGTGCAACCCAAAAATGGGATGCTACATTATCATTGACACCTGGCACAGAACAGAATTTAGACATCAACGGGGGAAATTTTTAAATGGCTAGCATTATTAGGATCAAACGATCCTCTGGTACTAACAAACCTGCCAGCCTAAATTGGGGTGAAATGGGTTATGTAACTGGCATCGGCAGTTACGGAGGAACTAATCAATATAAAGATAGAATATTCCTCGGAGACGATGGAAGTAATGTTTTCCCAGTAGGTGGTCATTATTACACCTCTATGATGGAACATACACCAGGAACAGTTGCTGGTGTTCAAAATTCAAGAAATAGTGATGGTGGTATAGTTGCTGTTCTTGATAATACTAGAAGAATTGATCAGTGGAATGTAGATAATCTTAGGATGGATGGTAATGTTATATCATCCACAGATACTGACGGTGATATTCAATTTGATCCTGATGGAACTGGAGAAGTTAATATAGTAGATGATACTTTCTTATCTTTTGGTAATGATAAGGATGTTAAGTTTGAATATGATGAAGATGGAACTGATAGATTATTAATATCAGGTAAGCAAGTTATGTTCAACACTACGTTGAATGTATCTACCGATTCAGTTTTCGGTAAAGTTAGAATTGAAAATAATGTAATTTCATCTGTTAGTGGTAGTGGTGATAAGTTGTTTATTGATCCATTTCCCGATGGATTAAGTAATCAAGGTGATGTTATTGTTAAAGGTAACTTACAAGTTGATGGTACAACAACTTCAGTTAACTCAACTAACGTAACAGTTAATGATCCGATCTTTACTATTGGTGATGTTACTAGTGATAGAACAGTAATGGCATCAGTTGCTACTGGTGTTAGTACAATCGTTATTGATTCTGTTGTTGGTATTAATACTGGTGATATTGTTACTGGAAATTCTGCATTACCAAATAGTGGTTTAACTACGGTTACTACTCTTGATGTTGGTGCAAAAATGATCACCATTGAAGGTTCTACCACTGCTGGTATTACCACTACATCACAATTAACAATTACTCACGCTTTTGATACTAATACTGATCGTGGTATTGCTTTTAATTATAATACTGGGATTGGAACTGCGAATAGTAAGTCTGGTTTCTTTGGGTATATTGATCAAGATTCAAATGGTGCAAGTAGTGCTCCAGCAAATTCTTGGACTTATGTTCCAGATGCATCAATATCAGGCAGTCTTGTAAGTGGTACTAGAGGATTCCTAGACATTAAAGGAATATACTATCAAACTGCTGATTATAATACACATGGTGCAGTATATTTTGATGAGAATGGATTACAAACTTCAACTAATAATCCAGCTGCTCCAATAATTACATCTAAGCAGATATTAACTGCTGTGACTAAAAATACTCTTGCATTACCTAGTAATGTAACATTATCAGTTGGTGATATTGTAAGGCAAGACACTAGTGGTGCTTATGGTGTTGTTGAATCACCAGTTTCCAACACAAATTCAATTGATTTGGTTGGTGTTGAAGGAACATTTACTAATACTTACAATATTAGAAAAGAAGGAGATAATGGTGCTGTTGAAAATCTATCAGTAATTCCTGCTACAGTTTCCATCATATATACTAATAAGCCTCATTGGTCTTCAACCCTTGATGGAGGCACGTTCTAAATTTATTTGAAAAATTATGCAACAACAGAATAGTGAAGTTGACGTGAATGTTCTTGTGAGTTTATACAATCAGAAACTTGCACAAGCATCAAATCAAGTAATTTTACTTGAAGCAAAATTGCAAACTTTGAAACAAGACTTTGAAGAAGAAGAAAGAAATCTTCAACAAGAAATTATTAATTTACAAGAAGAAGTTGCAAAACTGAAAAAGACCAAGAAAACTGATAGTTAGAGGAAATGGCAAAACCAGCAAGTAGAACACAATTAGTAGATTACTGTTTAAGGAAGCTGGGAGCTCCTGTATTGGAGATTAATATTGACGATGATCAGATAGATGATTTAGTTGATGATGCTATTCAACTTTTCAATGAACGCCATTTTGATGGTGTTGAAAGGATGTATCTTAAGTATCAACTTACTGAAGAAGATATTGAAAGAGGAAAGGCAAAGGATCATAATGGTGTTGGTATAGTAACTACAACTGCTACTTCTACAAATATAGCAGGTTATGGTACTACAATAAGTAATTGGTATGAGACTTCTAATTTTTTACAAGTTCCAGATTCTGTAGTTGGTGTAGAAAAGATATTCAAATTCGACACTAGCTCTATATCTGGTGGAATGTTTAGTATAAAGTATCAGTTATTTTTAAACGATCTTTATTACTTCAATTCTGTTGAATTACTTCAGTATGCAATGGTTAAATCATATCTTGAGGATATTGACCATTTACTTACTACTGATAAGCAAGTAAGATTTAACAAGAGACAAGATAGGTTGTATTTGGATATTGATTGGGGTGCTGAATCTGTTGGTAATTGGTTAATTCTAGATTGCTATAGAGCATTAGATCCAACATCATTTACACAGGTATATAATGATTCTTTTCTCAAATTGTATCTCACAGCTCTTATGAAGAGACAATGGGGACAAAATTTAATCAAATTTCGTGGAGTTAAATTACCAGGTGGTATAGAACTTAACGGTAGAGAAATTTTTGATGATGCTGAAAGAGAGATTGAAGGTCTTAGATCAAGAATGTTCTCAGAATACGAATTACCACCGTATGATTTTATTGGGTGATAAGATATGGCACTCAATCCGTTTTTTCTACAGGGAACTTCTTCAGAGCAGAGATTAGCTCAAGATCTAATAAATGAACATCTAAAAATTTTTGGTGTTGAAGTAACATATATTCCCAGAAAATTTGTAAATAGAACATCAATTATGGAAGAGGTTCAATCTTCTAAATTTGATGATAATTTTGCTATAGAAGCATATGTTAATAACTATGATGGATATGGTGGTGCAGGTGATGTTTTAACAAAA